TGCGGACTTTTAAATTCGCAAAATGAAGTGAAAGTTTTAGACATGGCGGATCTTGACGGAAGCGCAAATGTTAGAGTAATTTTAAGATACAACGCAGGAGTTGAAATCGGATTTGCATCTGACGCGGTAACTTACGGAGCATAAATTAAATAAAAAGCGGAGCGTAAAAGTTCCGCTTTATTTTATTCATAATATAAAAAAACACACACAATGGCTTGTGAAACATTAAATCACGGATACGCAGATGACTGCCAGAACAACGTAGGGGGAATCAAAGCGATTTATTTTCTTAACTACGGGGTTGTTGGAACACAACCAACAGGAAACTACGGCTCGGGCGATACAATCGACCAATTAAACACTCTAACACTAACACCAGCGGCTTCAACTTTGTATAAATACGAATTGAAAGGCGCAAATTCATTTGAACAAACAATAACAAGTTCACGGGAAAATGGAACTACATTTGTAGAGCAAAATTTAACTTTTACAACAAAGGGTTTAACTGCTTCACAAACTAAACAAATGAAATTACTTGCTTGGGGAAGGCCAACGGTTATCGTTCAATCATTTAGCAATAAATTCTTTTTAGCAGGCTTAGAGAACGGCTTAGACGTAGTTACAACAACTATAACAAACGGAACAGCGATGAGTGACCTAGTGGGTTATACCGTTACGATGAAGGGCGAAGAAATTATACCAGCCAATCACTTAAACGTTGCTGCGCCTTATGGCGACACGCAAATCAAAGCGGTTACAGGTGCAACTTCAATTATTACAAATGTATAATAACTAAAAAATTATTTTTAAAGCCGTTCGAAAGTTCGGCTTTTTTTTTGTTTTGAAAATTGAACAAAAAGACAAAAATTTAATTATATAAATATGATAGTATTAACACCTTCAACAACACCGCAAACGTTCAGTTGTATTCCAAGAGACAACACGTTTAATGTTATGCAAATAACAGACGAACAAACAAATGTTACTACTACAATAACGATCACATCTATAACCACAGGAAACTACATTTATACAATAACAGCAAGTTACGCATTGATAGAAGGACACACCTATACTTTAGTTTTAAAGTTTGGAAATAATATAATTTTTAAAGACCGCATATTTTGCACCGCGCAACCATTAGTGACGTTTTCAGTTAACAACAATCAATACGTTTCTAATTCCACAACAAATGAATTTATAGTTTATGAATAACCTACACGTTTTAAATTTATCGGCATATACATCCCCCGTTATTTCGGAAACTAACCGCGAAAATTGGGTGGACTTTTTAACCGAAGACGGAGACCAATACTTCCAATTTTTAATTGAGAGATACAGCAACTCAACAACGAACAACGCTATTATAAACAACGTAGCGCGATTAATATACGGCAAAGGTTTAAGTGCCCTAGACGCGAATAAAAAGCCAAACGAGTACGCACAAATGATGTCTTTGTTCCACAAGGAAGACGTACGAAAAATGGTGCTGGATAGAAAAATGTTCGGGCAATTTGCTATTCAAGTACACTACAACGACAAGCACGACAAAATACTAAAAGCCTACCACATACCTGTTAATTTATTACGAGCAGAAAAATGCGACAAAGACGGACAAATAACAGGTTATTACTACAGCGACAATTGGGACGATCCCAAAAAATTTGCACCGATTAGATTTAACGCTTTCGGATACAGCAAAGATAAAATAGAGATTTTATTTAGCAAGCCTTACTCAGTCGGAATGAAATATTATGCCTATCCAGACTATCAAGGAGCAGTACCCTATACGTTGCTTGAGGAAGAAATAGCCGACTATTTAATTAACGAAGTTCAAAACGGATTTAGTGGTACAAAAGTTGTAAATTTCAACAACGGAATACCGACAGACGAACAGCAAAATATTATTTCAAATAAAGTTTTAAGCAAACTAACAGGGAGCAGGGGGCAAAAAGTAATAGTGGCTTTTAACAACAACGCAGAATCAAAAACAACGGTCGAAGACATACCTTTAAATGACGCGCCAAGCCATTATGAATACCTAAGCGAAGAATGCTTAAAAAAAATAATGTTAGGCCACAACATAACAAGCCCGCTTTTATTTGGGGTTGCTTCAACAAACGGGTTCAGTTCAAACGCAGACGAATTAAAAAATTCATCCGTGCTTTTTGACAATATGGTTATTCGACCATTCCAAGAAGAACTACTAGACGCATTCGACAGCATCCTAGCATTTAACGGCGTTGCTTTAAAATTATTCTTTAGAACGCTACAACCGCTAGAATTTACAGACCTAGAAAACACCCAGAACGAAGAACAGGTAGCCGAAGAAACAGGAACAGAACTAAGCGCACAAACAAACGCATTAATTGATCTAGGCGAGGAACCAGATAAAGAATGGATTTTAATAGACGAAAAAGAAGTCGACTACGAAAATGACGATAAAGAAAATGAATTATTAAGCAGCGATCCCAAACAAAGTCTACTAAGCAAAGTTGTTAATTTAATTAGCACAGGGCAAGCGCGACCAAACATAACAAGTGCACAGGATAAAATAATTAAACAAATGAAATTTATTGTTCGATACAAATATGTAGGAGCAATAAACGAAAAAACGCGGCCTTTTTGCTACCAGATGATAAGCGCAAATAAAATATACAGGAAAGAAGATATTGTAGCAATGAAGGACGTAGCAGTAAACGAAGGATGGGGCGCGAAAGGCGCGGCAACTTACGATATTTTTTTATATAAAGGCGGGGGAAATTGCTACCACCGATGGAATAAACAAGTTTATGTTGTTCCTTTAGGAAAGGGAATTAATATAAACGAAGCAAAGCAAATAGGACAATTAAAAGCCGCGATAAGCGGATACATAGTAAGCAACCCAGAACTTGTAGCAAAGCGACCAGTTGACATGGATAACTACGGATTTTTACCAAGCAACCCACAAAAACCAAGAGTAATTACACGATAATGGAAGCACTATTAATAACACGGCAGGATATAGTTAAGTTCACATCACTAAACGGAAATGTGGACGTGGATAATTTCATACAATATATCAAGATTGCCCAAGATACAGACCTGCAAAATTTCACAGGTACGAAATTACTAAACAAGATAAAAGCGGACATAGTAGCAAATACTTTGTCGGGCAATTATTTGACGCTTACAACGACTTATTTAAAGCCGATGTTGATCCATTTAGCGATGAAATATTATTTGCCATTTGCGGCTTACACGATAAGCAACAAAGGAGTATATAAACACAATTCGGAAAACAGCACAACCGCAGACAAAAAGGAAATAGACTTTTTAATTGAGAAGGAAACACAAATAGCGCAACACTACACGCAGCGATTTATTGACTACATAACTTTAAATACTAGTTTGTTCCCAGAATACAGCACAAACAGCAATAGCGATATGTTCCCAGACACAAACAACAACTACACAGGATGGTACATTTAAAAACTTACAAACCAAAAGAAGTCAACATAGTTAAATTGAAGACTTATTTAAAAAAAATAGAAAATGGCAAATAGCAACGGATGGGGAGACGGAGCCGCGAACAACACAATAGGTTGGGGGAAAGGCGCGAACAATTTAATTAATTGGGGGAAATCACATTTTTTATCTTGGGCGGGTTTAACTGATATTGTAGGAGTAACCGCAGGAGGAACGGCACCCGTTAATACAGTAGCGCCTGTTGTAACAGGAACAAATTTTTATGTTGGAGATGTACTTACAACTACAAACGGAACTTGGAGCGGTTCACCAACAAGTTTTACTTATCAATGGTACAATGTAAGCACAGGAAATAATATAGTAGGAGCAACAAATAACACTTACACTTTAGGTTCTGCTTTTGCAGGAAACGAGATAAATTGTAAAGTCTTTGGAACTAATGCCGTAGGCACAGGACAAGGTAATAGTAACGTTATTGTAACAACGGGTTTATTTGTACCTGTAAATATATTTGAACCCCAGTTATCAACAGAATGGGCAATTGTTGGAGATACGATAAGTATTATTAGTAATTTATGGGATGGAAACCCTACACCAACTTTAACATATAAATGGTATCGGGACGGAGTTCACCAAACACCACATACGGCAAATACTTATTTAACGGCAAATCACGACTCCGGAACATATATTGCCGTAGAAGTAATAGGAACAAACTCGCAAGGTTCAAGTTCAATGTTTGGTATAAATGAATGTTACGTTAGTTAAATATAAAATGAAAAGTAATTATTTAGCAAGTTTATATTTTATTTTTGGATATGCAACTTCAATGTTTATGATGTTTGAAGGACAAGACAATTACATTGTTTTAGGCGGTGTTACATTATTTTTTTACTTAACTTTCAGTTTGACGGAAGCACTAGAAGATTTAAACTTATGAGAACACAATTTTATTTATTAATTTACACAGCAAACAATTCACTCTTGAAACTAATAACGATTTGCTTTTCTTTTTTTTTACCAATTAGCGGAATACTAGGGCTTTTATTAGTTTTAATTTTAGCAGACACCGCGACAGGAATATGGAAAGCAAAACACCAGAAGCAACAAATTACATCCCGCAAACTTTCTGCAATAATTTCTAAATTATTACTTTACGAACTGACCGTTATACTTTTTTATTTAATAGACTATTTTATTTTAAATCAAATAATTTTACAATTCTTTTCAGTTCCTTTAATGCTTACAAAAGTGCTAGCCTTGATTTTGGCAAGCATCGAAATAATGAGCATAAACGAAAATTACAAAGCAGTTAAATCAATAGACCTATGGCAGTCGTCAAAATTATTATTTGCGCGAGCGAAAGAAGTTAAAGACAACCTAAACAAATTAAAATGAATTTAAGCGCACACGTTACACTTGCAGAATTTCAAAGTTCACCGACAGCAACAACGCACGGAATAAACAACCAGATGAACGAGTCGCAAATTGCGTCCGCAAAACTTTTGTGTGAAAATGTATTCGAACCTTTGAGAATTCACTTAAACACACCGATTAAAATTAGTTCTGGTTATCGTTGCGTACAACTTAATAAAATGATAAAAGGAAGTTCGACAAGCCAACATACAAAAGGCGAAGCGATGGACATTAAAATAGGTGCAAAGGGTTTTAATTTTATTAAAGACAAGTTAGAGTTTGATCAATTAATCTGGGAATTTGGCAACGATGAAAACCCGCAGTGGGTACATGTTAGTTATAGCAAAAGAAACAGGAAACAAGTATTAAAAGCAACCAAAAAAAATGGCAAAACTATTTATTCTAATTACTAGCATTTTTCTTTATTCGTGTTCGGCACAATACCATTTAAATAAAGCAATAAAGAAGGGTTACGTTTGCGAAGACACGGCTGATACTTTAACGATCACAAAATTAGACAGCGTATTAATTACAAAGTTTGACACTACATACTACGAAACTTTTTTAAAGACTTACGACACCATAGTACAGTGGAAAACCGAATACATCCCAAAAACCCGCCTAGACAAAAAAATAGAATACCGCATAAAGATTAAGACAATCTACAAAGACAGGATCGTAGAAAAAGCAAAGGCACGCGCGGAAGGCCAGAAGGCAAAATCAGAAGTTAAAAAGAACCGCCCGAAAGGAAATTTAAATCTTTTATTTGTAGGCGTTGGAATTGGATTATTACTTTCGTTTCTTTGGAAGTACGCAAAACAATCATTAATATAAATTTTTTATGAAAAACACCAGCGCAAGGTTTCGACTTAAACAGGACGAAATCCAAATGCTTATGCAATATCGCGGAATAAAAAACGCAACCGATGAAGCAGGAGTAGACGACAAAGATGTAAAGCACGGATGGCTAAAAACAAAAGACGCAAGTTTATTCTTTAAAAACCCAAACTTCAAACAGGAAGAACTAAACGCGATCCAGAAAATAAAAGACGAATGCATAAGCGAGGTCAAAAAATACGCACCGAAATACCACGCAATAGAAACAATAAAAAGCGAGGATACGCATTTATTAGTTATAGACATTGCAGACCTTCATATAGGCAAACTAGCAACAGCATTCGAAACAGGCGAAGACTACAACAGCCAGATAGCGGTTAAACGCGCAAAAGACGGCCTACAAGGAATCCTAAACAAAGCGAAAGGATTTAATATAGACAAAGTTTTATTTGTAGCAGGGAACGACATACTACACACCGACAACACCAGACGAACAACAACAGGTGGAACACCGCAGGATACAGACGGAATGTGGTACGATAATTTTTTAATGGCTAAAAATCTATACATTGAACTTTTAGAAAAATTAGTTAGTTTTGCAGACGTTGAAGTTGTCTACAACCCAAGCAACCACGACCTAACGCACGGCTTCTTTTTAATGCAATTGATAGAAGCGCACTTTGCTAATTCAACGATCACATTTAATGTTAATTTGCTACATCGCAAAGCATTTAAGTACGGCAACAACTTGATAGGTACCACGCACGGAGACGGAGCGAAAACAGAAAACCTGCCGTTATTATTAGCGACTGAATTTCCAATTTTATGGAGCGAGACAAAACACAGGTATATATACAGCCACCACATACACCACAAAACCAGCAAAGATTTTATAGGCTGCACGTTTGAAACTTTGCGCAGCCCTTCAGGGAGCGACAGTTGGCACCACAAAAACGGATACACAGGCGTACCGAAAGCCGTTGAAGGATACATCCACCATAAAGAATTTGGTCAAATTGCACGATTAACTCATATTTTTTAATATCTTTGTATTTCATAGTTAGTTTTAAAGGCGGGAGTTAGAAGCAACCGCCTTTTTTTTTGTCACAAATTTTGACAATAAACGGGACAGATCCGATTTGCCTACTTTGTATTTACAACTAAAATCTAAACCCAGACTTTAGATTTGTCCAGTTTTTAATAGCAAAAACGTGACATTTTTAAGGCTATAACCTTAATAACAGCAAAAACTTTAAGGCTTTAACCTGTCAGAAACCCCGAATTATTATAATATTTAGCGAACACGATCCCTAATTATGTTACATTTTTAAGCAAAAATTACCCTTATTACGTGTTTTACCTTTAAATAAGGGCGCAATTTGCCCTTATTCTTATTTAGAATGAATATTGATAAGGTTTTTTTCTATTCAGAAAGCCCAATAAACACAAGGGTTTAAAAAAATAATTAAAAATAAATTAAAAATAATTGTTAAAAAGTATTGTAGTTTTAAACAAAGTGCGTATATTTGTCAAACAAAAACAAACAAACACTATGAAAACACGAAACGAAATTTTAAACTTCTTGGAAGCACAGCAACAAGAGAACAACCAGAACACAAATCAACTGCACTTGATTATTCAAACCTTGACTACATTTTTAGAAGACGATCAACTACAGGAAATAGAAAATTTATTTAACCAATTTAAAAACTAGAAACTATGAACATGAGTTACTGCCGATTTCAAAACACATTACTAGACCTACAAGATTGCTACGACAACTTGCCAGACGGAAACCTATCACATGCAGAAGCCGCAGCATTTGCACAAATAGTGGCACTGGCCAAAGACATCGCCGAAACATACGAGGATCTCGATTATAACCAATTAAAAGATTTAGCAATAGAAAATTATAGAGACGAACAATAAACAACTTAAAACTAGAAACTATGAAAAAAGAAACAAGGATCACCAGAACAAGAGAACAACTACAAATGTCGATATTAAAGCACGGACATCGGCACTCAAAAACAATTCAATTATTAATTAAATTAAACAACATAAAAAAATAAAACCATGAAAGACTACAGAATTGAATACCAAGACAAAGACCAGAACGAATTGTTTATAGGAATTGTAACAGCAGTAGACCTGCAAGACGCAACAGACTACGCAAACAAATTATTTGCAGAAACTAAACTAAACGATTTATACACTTTTGTAATAACTGAACTATGAAAAATTTAATCAACTATTTTACACCAGCGACCGAAGAACACAAATCGTTTTTAAAGCACTTTTTAAGCACTCTAACGGCTTTTATTCTGTTGGGTGGTATGTTTTACTGTTTGATGTATTTAAAAACGATTTAAGGAACACTTTATTAACTAATAAAAAGTAATTAACTTTTAATTGTGTAAAACTTTAAAAAAATAAATGTTAAAAAGTCTTGCAGTTATTAAAATAAGTATTATATTTGTATAGAATTAAAAACAAACAAAAACTAACAACATGAAAACAACAACAAACAAAATTAAAATTAAGGTTCAAAGATTTGGAAACGTTATTATAACACAGACCATCCAAAACAAAGTAATAATAAAGACAGAAGTTAAACACATTTAAAACTAACAACATGGAAACAAGAGCAATTTTAGATTTTTTTGAAGAAAACAACTGCGAAATTAGTATGTATTTAATAGGATGTTATTTGAATTTTGATATTTATAGCAAAGTTTCAAAAACATGGATTTTAACTGACGCTAACGACTTTATGTTAAAAGAATTTTATTTAAAATGTATAACACCTAAAAACTAACAAAATGGAGAATAGAAATTTAGAATTATGGAACAGGGGCTGGGAATTATTATACGAATTTGCAGGCTGGCAATTTTCGATCGCGGGAACTTGGGAGTTTAACGATTGGGACGAAGTGAGCGAATACGCATTTATAGAACTTGACGTAGAAGTTAGCGAAAAATGGATAATTGAAACAGACGACCACTTACAGCCGCACGTTTTAGGGGTTCGTCTTTTGGAAGATTTGAGACTTGAAATGCAGGAAATAATAAACAGCGATCTAGCAAATTATAATTTTTGGGAATGGAAGACAAGCAACGATGACTCAAACTATACTTTTTACCACGAACTATGAAAGCGGGAACAATATACGACCAGATGGATTGGTGGCAGCGACAATGGCGCGGATCATTTGACCTTTACCTTTATTTAGAAATTTGCAGAATTAAAAAAAATGAAAACCAAATACAAAAACCTATGAAACGATTTAAAGCAACTTTTAAAACTTGGGCATACGTTGGAGCACCCATGAAACTAGAAACACGAATAGTCGAAGCCTACGACACCCAGCACGTTAAAAACTTGATCCAGAAAAACGATGATATTATTATGGAAATTAAACAAATAGAGTTTACAAATAACAACAAATAAACTTTACAAATAATAAATTTTTTGTCACTTATATTTTATATTAGGTGACAAAGTAAAACTAATAATTAACAAGTAAAACTAATAAAAATGATAGAACTAATAAAACAAATTATAGAACAGGATCAACTAGGAAACAAAAACCGCAAGCGGGAAATAATACACCGCAGAATTTATTTATTTAGAAAACTACGCGAGGACGGATACACGCTCAAAGGAATTGGAGATTTATTTAATTTAAACCACGCGACAGTTTTACACGGACTAAATACTTACAAAAATTTAGTAGAGACAAAAGATAAAATATTTCAACACGATATCGAATACTATAAACTTCTTTTGAGTTTGGAACGCCCAGAACTTGATCTGCGGAAGGAAATAAAAGAAGCCAGAAATTTAAGCGACCTGCGGAAAGTTCAACAACGAATCAAAAACAACTTTTACTAATGGCTGACGATAAGAAATCATTTTTGCTTTATTGCGATGTTTTGCATACAGTAGAAAAACTAACAGACGAACAGGCGGGGAAATTGTTTAAACACATTTTAAAATACGTTAACGATTTAAACCCAGAATGCGAAGACTTATTAACTGAAATAGCATTCGAACCGATTAAACAAAGTTTAAAGCGCGATTTGATTAAATGGGACGAAAAAATACAAAAGCGAAGCGAAGCAGGTAAAGCGGGAGCAACCAAAAGATGGCAAAATATGGCAAACGATAGCAAACGCATAAAACCGATGGCAAAAATGGCTGTTAGTGTTAGTGTTAGTGATAGTGTAATAAATATATATAGACGCTTCGCGCATTTATCTATTTCAAATGAGGAGATAAAAAAGTTATTAGAGAAAAACACACAGGAACAAATTGACAACGTTTTAAACGACATAGAAAACTACAAGGGCAATACTAAATATAAAAGTTTATATTTAACGGCTTCAAAATGGCTACAGAAAAACGAACCAACAGCGGAAGGAATATCACCAGAGGAAATAAAAGCAAGAAAACATGGATACATTAAATAACGGAGCCGCGCTGGAATACTTGCTTAACTACAGGGACGGCAAAATTAAACACGGACTGGAACTTGGAAATGGACTAGACGACTATTTAAAATTTAAACGCAAGCAAGTAAATATAATTTTAGGCCACGACAACGTAGGCAAAACTTATTTTATTAATTGGTATTTTTTAGCACTTGCACTAAAGCACAAACTGAAGTTTATCATTTGGAGCGGGGAGAACCAGCACGGGCAAATTTTGCGAGACTTGATACAGATGTACGCAGGTGTAAATTTCAAACAATTAACCCACGATGAAATAAGAAACTACAGCGCATATTTAGAGCAATATTTTACATTTGTAAAAAACGATCGCCTGTACAAACACGAGGAACTATTTAAAATATTTAAAGACAGCGAAGCGGACGTTGCGCTTATTGATCCATTTACAGGCCTTGACCGAAATATGACATACGAAGGAAACTACCAGTTTATGAACGCAGCGCGAGAATTTGTAAACAAAACAGGAATGACGATTTATATTAATACGCACCCAAATACAGAAAGCGGAAGGAACTCCAATATTTACGCAGAAGGAGACTTTAAAGGACATTTAAAAGCACCGTTAAAAGACCACGTAGAAGGCGGCAAGGCTTTCACAAATAGATGCGATGATATGATCGTAGTGCACAGGCTAATTAAACACGAAGTAATGAAATTTGTAACTTGGATAAGCACTGAAAAAATAAAGGATATTGATACAGGTGGAAAGCATACAGGATTAAACGATCCCGTCTATTTAGAATACAACTACGGACTAGGATTTAAAGTTTACGGGAAAGATGTAATATCAGAATTTAGGCCAACAAACAAAATTAACTTAAAACCTTTTTAAAATGGAACTAGAACTATTAAGCAGCAGAATAAACTTAAACCACACCTGCCTAAAATTACAGGTAAGCATTGACGAAATAAAAGCAAAGAACCCGCACCGAAATGATTTGATTACTTCAATGGAGCAAACCATGCACGAAATAAAAAAAGCAATATTTATTTATCAAACACTAGAAAAAGAATTTAGAGCAACCAGACAGATAAACTTCGACCTGCAACATTTAAATTTAGAGTTGAAACAGGAAGTAAAAGATTTAAAAAAAATAATAGAATTTAACAACGCGGAACTATGAACGTAATAAACACAAAAAAAATTGGAAATGATTTATTAATAAACGCAGACTGCTTGGAAATATTGCCTTTATTAAACGAAAACGAAATTGATTATTCTTTTACATCGCCACCGTATAATAGAAAAAGAAACGACAAATATTCTAATTTTACAGACATTAATAATAATTGGCTACAATTAAATATTGACGTAATTACTCAACTTTTAAGAATAACTAAAAAACACATTTTCTATAATATTCAAACAAATTATTACAACCGACAAGATGTATATAAATTAATAGGTTATTTTAATAAAAATATAGTTGATATTCATATATGGGAAAAATCAAACCCGATGCCAGCAAGCGGGAAAAATATTACAAACGCAGTTGAATACTTTTTAATATTAGGAAATGAAAGTTTAAAATCAAATACTACTTATACAAAAAATATTATAACAACTTCAGTAAATTCAAATATGCCAAAAGAACAT